GCGTGTATCATTTAATACTCCTTTGTATGTTTCATTGAGCCATCGACTGATTGTATCAGCTTGGTCACTGAGCTTGGTCAGCTCGTACTTGCCACAAAACTTCATGAAGTGTGCTCCTACCATGCCCACATCTTTGTGACTGAGTTGTTCACGGATTGCGGCATCCACAGTTGCCTTGACCGCATCCGGTTGTGCGTTAAGATCAATCAATGTACAGTTACGTTCATAGTCGTCTAACACTCTGTGCTCCTCTCCATTATGGTCGGTCCAACGCTGAAGCATCATGTTGTTCCACGAGTAGCCTTTTTTGTCTCTGTCGGCAAAGGCCTCACGGAGACCAACTTTATTCTTTGTCCCTTTCTCACGTACTCCCGGATAAGCAGAGAAGACATTGTCGGAGGTGTCGCCACGCATGCACTTCTCAAATAGTAGCCAGGCCGGATCCGGGATGGTTTTTGATTGTTTAGTTTTTTTATCTGTAACAGGCTTACCCTTGGCATCAAATATGCCCTCCAGTGTGATCAGTTCATCTGTGATGCCATTGTATTGTGTGACGTTAGGTGAGACTAATTGAACAAAGTCTGTGTCCGAGCTAACTACCACATGATCGTCTTGGGGGTGTAATGATATCCAACGTGCAATGATGTCATCTGCTTCGGCTGTTGCGCAACGAATAACACTGCAATTGGTTCTGTCTGACAAGTATTTAGTCAGATTGTCATAAGTTTCCCAAAACAGCTTGTCTTCTTCTGCTTCGTCCTCGGTCATTTTACCACGTGCTACAGCGCGGTTCTTCTTGTAGGGCTCGTAGTAGTCTTTGCGCCAGCTACGTCCTTCTAGTGCGAAGATAACATGATCTGCTTGAAAACGCTTGGCTACCTTGTTGGCAGCCATCATTGTGACATGTAGCGCAAATCCCAGTTTGGTCCAGGTGTCACTAGCTCTGTGGGCACCGTGACGTGCTCGGAAAAACATGTTGGCTGTGTCAATAAGTAGGTATTTCATTGGGGTCTAGTAGTTGGTTGCGTTTAATGTATTGTAACACATATTCCGCCCAATAGCAATGGGCATCTGGCCCAAAATGCCAACTATCTGGATTAACCGTTTTGAACCCTTGACGTCGCAGTATCGAATTGTAAGTCTTTTCATCATCATACGGATGCATGTAGCTGGCACCCCACGCTCTTTGGTCAGCAATACCGCCAAAATGGTTGTTGCCATTGAACATCACATGACGTATGCCCAAATCATCTAGCTCTCGATGAAATGCCCAAATTTCTCGATGGGCACGTTGCCTGCACTTGTGCCAATCTACATCAATGATGAATTGTTTGTAGCGTTGTTGGAGTTCTTCTGGTACCTCATCAATACCTGATGCATTGACTTGAAAGTCGTGTCCTTCGTGCCACCACTCTTCTCGTTCCCAAGTGGTCCATTGGATTACCATAAAGCAATCTTTCACTGCATCGGGATTGGACTTGATCCAGTCTCGAGTGGTACGCATGATACGGGTGTTTGAGCATCCTGCTTGTGCATCTAAATATAGAATAGCTTTCAGCCAGTTAGCAAGTTCGCAGCCAAAACTCGCACGTTCATTATCAGGATGTGGCATACGACCCAGTCCATAAAACAATCCATCATCCTGTGCCCAGGCATGTGGATTTACTGCTTCGGCAGCGGCAGCGTGGCTATCTCCGTTAACGTACAGGATCATAAAGTTGGTTTTCCTCTATGTGTTTAATCATTTTATCAGCCCAGTCTGAGTGAGCTTTTGGTTCAAAGTGCCACCATCCAGGTGTCATTTCTTTATAGCCACCCTCCATTGCCCAGAACGCATAGCTATTATGCAGTTCATATGGTTTATAATAGCATCCATCCCACGCATTAGTTCTTGCGTCAGGATCCATATATCTAAATGTGCAAAAAGTGTTGAAGAACAAATGGGGAATGCCAGCTTCTTTCAAGTACTCGTGCATGTTAAAAATCTTGTTGTGCCAATAGTAACCCATCACACGCCAATGTTCCATGCTTTTTTTAACAGTGTCACGCCAATAGTCGTATCTCTCTTGGAACTGCTCTGGCATGGGATCCATACCAACACGGATACTGTTAACTTGATGCATGCCACCGTCGTACCACCATTGTTCTCTCTCGTGGTCAGTCCATCCAATCACAACTAAATCAGGCTTGGGATTGTTGCGAAGCCATTGCATGGTGGTGTCGTAGATGTAGTCATTGCCTGCACCACTCAAACTCAAGTCAGTACACTCTGCACCAAAATGTCTAACCATGCAATTAACCATACTAAGACTACGATCTTCTAGTTCCTCTCCTTTAAGGTTGGAGTCACCGTTAAAAAATATGTGCATTATAATTTTTTCTGTGCTAATAATTTTGCTGTTTCTGCTTCTGCAACTCGCTTGCGCAAACTGCTAGAACTAAAACTATGATCACGTCTATTGAATATCACTTGTATACCGCGACCGGCACCTTCGTTACGGCCGGTAAAGTTTTTATCTTCGTACTCTGTACCTAGAATTCGAACATCTAATGGTAGTATAAGCAACAAGTCAATCAAGTCTTGTTCAGTTTGATAGACTACTACTTCGTCAACATACCGACAAGCCGCAAGTTGTATCTGTCGTTCTACAATGCTTTGAATAGGTTTGTTCTTAGTGTCAGGTCGGTCAATTGTGGGATCAGTTTGTAATCCACAAATCAAGTAATCACAATGATTTCTAGCTTCACTTAACATGGCAACATGGCCAGCATGCAACATGTCAAAGGTTGAGAATGTGATACCGATCTTCTTGCCTTGTGCTTTTAGTTCTTTGATGTGATTAAAAATCATGATACTTCGCTCCTACCATTGCCAATGTCTTTGCTTTGTACCCAGATACCCGAGTTTTTGATTGCTTGTTCTTGTTCCCATGTTTCCATAACAACATGTCTACACACATTCTGGAACCACTGATCCACAATGTCTGCATCTACTTTGCCTTGATAGCCGGCCTTGATTAGTCTAGCAACAAAGATTTCATTCCAGTCTAGTTCAAATGCACCTTGATGTAAGTTATCAAGGTCTACATCCATGCCTAACACAGCCACATAAGGCTCGCCTGCTTCAGTAGCAATTTGCTTGGCAGTTTTTTCAGGGGCCTTGGCCTTGGGCACAGGCCCCTTGGGTGCTACTTCCGCAGGTTTTTCTACCTTCTTGGGTTTTAAAAATCTATCAAATATTCCCATCATTTGCCCCAGCCATTGCCCCAAAGATCAACGTGCAATCTTGGAGTATAATAATAACCACGTGCACACCTTCAAATCCAGCCTCACGATACACAGTCACAGCACGATCCACTTCTTCAAAGTGCGCTTCGCTATCAATCACAAACTTGAGATATACTGTGCCTACCTCTTGATACTCTGCCACCACCTCGGGCTTGATAGCCTCGTCCCATGCTTCGCCACTGGCACTCAGCTTAGGACTTACAGAGAAGGTAAGTTCATTATGTCCGGCCAGCCACTCGTTGAGATATGTTTTAAATTTAGGCTGTAGTTTTTGAGTGCCATTTGTTTCGAATGTAACATTCTTGATACCACGCATGTGATCATGATCAAACAAGTCTTGATATGTGCGCTGCCAACCCAACAACGGCTCGCCACCTGTGATCACAAGATGTGTGTCATTGCCTGTGCGATTGGTCCACTTGCGATCTGGAATCAAGTCTAGCATCTTGTCTACCAATGCATCGATTTCGTATGTGGGACTGAGTTCTTTAAAGTCTGGATGCCACGATGCATAGCTGTCACACCCTGTGTTCACAAGCGGAAGTTCTTCAAATGTTTTGTACAAATGTACAGTCTTGGCAACTTCATCTGCCTCTGTTGATTTTTCACCTGGCTTGCATCCAAAACCTGCACAAGTAAAGTTGCAACCAAATGTTCTTAAGAACACTGATGGCACGCCAATGAAGCGACCTTCGCCTTGTGCGGAATAAAATAGTTCTGATACTTTGAGTTTCATATTATAATCTCTTGATCTCTGGTCTTTTTAAAAATTTGTGTATGATGGCAGGGTCTGCTGTTTCTTCTACTACTTTAACACGAATGTCAGGGTTTGTCACCCAACCCGGTAAAACCCAATCCAAATAGGCCAAGTGTTCCACCGGCGTAGGATGAGGATCTTTTAATCCGGTATCCCAGTTATGTAACTTCCAGCCGGAATTTCTATCTTCGGCAAGTACTGTTTCGTAGTAACTGGGCTTGATGTTATTTAGAACAGATTCATATAGCAGGGGGATATCTGGATCTTCACTAACCCTGTTGGGATTATACTGATCAGGGTATATTAGTGGACACATACTTAAAAATTCGTATTTTATCCCGGGTATGTTTTGCAAAAAAGACTGTGTAGATTTAACACAGGCCAAGTCTCGAATCAAACTACCACGCTCAGTAACATACTTGCGCACATACGCATCGTCATAGAATTTACAAGTGGTAATGTTTCCATGAGTTTGCCAACCTGTGGTATATCGATCTTCTCTCATGACATTGGTCCAACACACTATAACGGTATCACCGGGGCCAAACTTATGACGCTGATCTGCTTCCATAACAGAATTAAAGATAAACTGATTGCCTCCGCCACTTTGTCCCCAATTTTGATACTCGTCATAGTGTACTGCTAAGATGTCAGCCCAGGTGCTCCATCTATAGTGTGTAAAACTACAACCAAATGCAAATAGTCTACTCAAACTTTGCGAGCCTTAACTAACAGATGCCAACCTAGATATTCACGTACTGCTTGACGATGAGAATCACTCATGGCCTCAAACCATGGCTCTAACACATACTTGCCCTGCTTGTACTCATCTACATTATACATGAAACAATGGTCCTGGCGCAGGCGTTCAACATACCAGCCATTGTCACTGTTCATCATTTGATGAATTTCATCCTTGCTGAATGCCTGTGCATATGGGCAACCTGCTTGTGCTTCAAACTGGTCCAGCCCCTTTTGGATCATGGCATACTTCCAGGAGTTCTTGGCATATACCATGTAGCGGAATTCGCCACCATGTTTGACCACCTCATGTACATTATCAATGATCTTGTCAATGCCCGGAAAGTGATGGATTACTCCATAACTGTACACAAGATCAAACTCACCTAACGTAGCCAGTGCGTAAGCATCAGTTGCGTCTACATTGTAAAATTCACCTTCGAGACCAAGAGTTTCGAAACGTTGCTTACTGAGAGCAATACTTTGATCGCTTAGGTCAATGCCCACATACTCTGCACCGTGTTTGGCAAACTCTTCAGCATCAGATCCAATGCCGCAACCAATTTCCAGCACACGTTTGCCCGCCCACAGATGGAATCCTGCAAACTCAGCAATGTGTGGCTCTACACGATATCTGCGTTCACTTACTTCTCGGAAGAAAGCGGGTGTACCAACATCGCTGGTGCCGTGTTTAATATTACACGGTTGTGTGTTCCAATAACGTTTGATACGTTCTTCAAGGCTTTGTGACATCTTTTGTTTCCTGAAAGTGTGTGTGTGGATTCTTAAACTGCACCATTTGTTTGTTTACGTCGTTCTTGGCCAATTTTTCCCACGGGTCTTGAGTGCCGTTGAATATGTTAGCAAAGAAGCTCATGTCATGCCCACGTTCGTTTTGCAAGTAGGTGGCAATCTTGGCACAGTCATTATGGCGCAATGCCATTTGTTGTACACTATGAAAGTCTCTTGAATCTTTGGGATTGCCTTCTAGCATGGGACGATTCTGGAATGTTTCGTCATTGTTGTTGCCGGTAAGATCATGACGATCATGCAACACATCAACTTCGATACGTTCCCAAATGTCCAACATGTATGCTTGCTGACTCAACCATGCATCAGA